TACAGCACAGGCTCATGCTGCCACTGGTAGTCGGAGCGACCAAGGACAAGGCTGTCCTTCACCCAGATGCAGCAGCCTGCAAGGTGGAAGCCTGCGTCGATGAACGCCCTGCGGAAGTTCAGCCCTTCGGTGTCTGCGTGGAACACATAAGCCGCACCGCCCTTTTCGAGGTGGTCTGCCATACACTTGAAAGCGGAGAGCAGGAAGTTATAAAACTCCTCGTTCTTCATGCTGTCGTTCTGAATGGTGAGTCCGCTGCCGGACTTGAATGACACGTTATACGGCGGATCGGTCAGGATGAGGTTTGCTTTCGTGTTGCCCATCAATGTATTTACATCTTCGGGGCTGGTCGCATCACCGCACATCAGGCGATGCCTGCCGACCGTCCACACGTCACCGCGCTCCACGAAAGAAGCCTTCTCCAACGCTGCCGTCAGGTCGAAATCGTCGTCCTTTGCATCGGAATCCGTGCCGTCGGAGAACAGGTCAGCCAGTTCCTTTTCATCAAATCCGGTCATGGCGAGGTCGTAGCCGAGGTCTTGCAGTTCCTGCATCTCCACGGCGAGAAGCTCCTCGTCCCAGCCTGCGTCCATTGCCATGCGGTTATCGGCAAGGATGTAGGCTTTCTTCTGCGCATCGGTCAGGTGGTCAACATAGACACACGGCACTTCCGTGATGCCTTCCTCCTTCGCCGCCATCAGTCTGCCGTGACCTGCGATGACATTATACTCCCGGTCGATGATGACCGGATTGACAAAACCGAACTCACGCAGCGAGGAACGGAGCTTCTTGATCTGCTCCGGCGAGTGAGTGCGGGCGTTATTTACATACGGGATGAGCTTGTCGGTGCTGACAAGCTGAAAGTCAGTCGTTGTTTTCATGTGTACCTCACTTCCTGCTGCGGAGTAGCTGCTCCATCATATCGTCCTGCGGAGAGCCGTCAAACTTGGTGGTGCAGTTCTGCTTCACGATATCGAAGATCTCGTACCAGAGCAGATTTGCCTGTTTCTGATAGGACTGGCTGAGGGATGCGAACGGGGATGCCACCACGCCGCCGGTCGTCGGATGCTTGCCGAGCAGACCGTAGGTCGAAAGCGCTTCTTCGCACTGTACGAAACGAGCGAACGCCAGCGAGTAGCTTTCGAGCAGTCGCTTGTTGACCAGCTTTTCGCAGCCGCGATTCTTCAGCCATATCCATGTTTCCTTGTAGATTTCATCAGCGCCGAGGGGCTTGCCGTCCTTCTGCCGTGCCGAGAGGTATTCACTCGGCGAGGGCATATCCTCACCAACGAGATCGGCGGCATCATCAAGGTCTGCTCCCTCCAGTGCGGTCGGGGTGAATTCGATGATGTCGGCATCCTCTCCTGCGGCAATTTTCTCGGCGAGGGGCTTCGGCTTGTCGCCTGCACGGACACGTCGTCCGCCACGGTTTGTACCGTCCTTTGCCATATCATCACCTGCCTATAAAAAATGCCGAAACCACGTGGATTTCGGCTTGTAAAATATTCGAGGGGGTTAATCGGGTGTTTGAACCGGACTTTTTGTGCGTGAGAGGGGGCGCCGGTCTTTTCGTGATTTGACTGTAGAGATTTCGATACCCCCGGGGGGCAGTACTTTCGCACATAAAAATAGCACTCGCTGCTTTTGCGGCAAGTGCTATCGTTTTATTGTAGTAAGAAATCAATCACATTGACAACCTTGATGCCGTCTTCATCCATGGGCAGTTCATCCATTGTGATGATATACTTGGGATAGTGATCATGCACACGCTTCAGCGGCGTGATTTCACGTTCAAAGGTGTTCTCATCCATAACGGTTGCAGAAACCTGATAGTAGATCTTTTCGCCATTACGCTCTGCAATAAAGTCGATCTCCAGCTCACCGACCTTGCCAATGCTCACCTTGCAACCACGGCGGATCAGTTCCAGATAGACGATGTTTTCAAGGATATGACCAATGTCACGTCTGCGGTTGCCAAGCAGTAACCGACGAAGTCCCATGTCCACGGCGTAGTACTTTTCAAGTGATTTCAAATGTTGTTTGCCCTGCACATCGTATCGCTCTGCTTTATACAAAATGAAAGCATCACAAAGTGCAGTGACATAGTTTTCAGCGGTCACAGGCGTTGTTTTTCTGCCGAAAGAAGTCAGGCTGTCTGCAATCTTCTTAGATGACACGATGTTGCCGATGTTGTCAAACAAAAATTTCACAACGCTTTCTAGCAATTCGATGTCATTGATACGCTTTCTTGCGGCAACATCTTTCACCAGTACGGTGTGATAAATGCCGGAAAGATAGTCATCTCTGATCTCATCATCCGCAATCTGCACAGCATAAGGAAAACCGCCATACTGAAAGTAATTCTGCCAAGCGGAACGCCTGTCAAGTCCGGATAATTCCAGATATTCTGCAAACGATAACGGCAGCATAGGGATTTCGATATATCTGCCGGAAAGCAAGGTTGCAAGCTCACCGGACAGCATATGTGCGTTAGAACCTGTGATATAAATATCCGTATTTTCACGGATAAACAGAGAATCCACTGCCTTCTGGAAACCGGGGACAGCCTGTATTTCATCAAGGAAAATATAGGTCATCTTGCCTTGGGAAAGACGCTTTGTGACATAATCATGCAGTGCGTGATACTCCAGAAGATGTTCATTTGCCACATCCTCGAAATTGATGGCAATGATCTGTTTGGGACTGATACCCGATTCCAGAAGATATGCCTGAAACTGTTTCAGCAGTGTGGACTTGCCGCATCTGCGGACACCTGTCACGACCTTGATGATCTGCTGATCCTTCAGCTTCTTGATTTTATCCATATACAGTTTACGCTCAACCATACTATCACCTCTGTTTTAGTATACCACAAAAAGATGATAAAAGTCAAGAGTTTTTGAAGTCAACTTCAAAAAGTTCTATTTGTATGAATAAAGCGGTCTGCTGTCCTCATTTCCGGTCTTCTTATCATGGCAGTGCTTGCATAACGCCTGCCAGTTCGTATCGCTCCACATCAGGTAGTGGTCACCACGATGCGGAACGATATGGTCAACGACCGTTGCGGTCACATACTTTCCCTCCGCCAGACACTTCACGCACAGCGGATTCTTGCGGAGGTAGGCCTTGCTTAATCTCTGCCACTTACTGCCGTAGCCACGCTTGGCGGCTGACGGACGGTCAGGGTGCAGGGGCTTGTGCTGTTCACAGTATTGTTCTTCTGTAAGGTTCGGACAACCTGGATGACTGCATGGTCGCTTGGATTTGCGGGGCATGATTCACCTCCACAAGGTATGAAAAAAGCCCTTACAGCGGTACTGCAAAGGCTCTGTATATTATTTGCTATTATATATTCTATCACACTTCGGCTTGAATATCAAGTCTTATGAACTCTCATCCACTCTCAACTTTTCGACTGCCTTGGCGTGAAGCCTGTAGATGTGCTGTACGCTGTACCCGAACTCCGCTGCAATAGCATTCCACGTCTTAAATTCAAGGTAACGCTTGGTCAGCAGATCACGGTCATCACTGTCATCAATAGCCTGAATTCGCTTATCCATATCGGCAAGCAGGGCATCATACTCTGCCTGCGTTTCCTTGATTTCTTCTTCCAGTGCCATGATTCTGAAAACCGTACCCTCCATTTTACTATGGTCGGGAGAAGCGATTCTCGGCATATCATTCAAGCTACTGCCGTTCATACCCTCTGCTCTCTGACGAAGTACATGGATTTCGTTGATTTTACGCTTGATTCGTCTGCGGAGTCGTCCTGCCTGTTCCAAATATTCCTTCATGCCGTACCTCCTCACTTCAATCTTGCTTTTACGGCCTGCAGCATCGCCGCCTGTGTTTTATCCTTGCTTTCCAGCACTTTCATGATATCCTCGTCAATTGTCCCCACCGAAACGAGGTGGTGAATGATAACGGTGTCCGCCGTCTGTCCCTGCCGCCAAAGTCGTGCATTGGTCTGTTGATACAACTCCAACGACCACGGCATCGTGTACCAGACAATGGTACTGCCACCCGATTGCAGATTCAGTCCATGTCCGGCAGAGGACGGCTGTATCAGTGCAATCGGGATTTTTCCCTTGTTCCAGTCGGCGATGTCGGCATCGGTCTTGATCTCCCGGCAGTCGAAGCGCTGCATGATGCTGTCCCGTTCGTGCTTGTACCAGTAGGCGATCAGGGCAGGCTTGCCGTTCTGCGCTTCGATGAGGTCTTCCAGCGCATCCAGCTTGTGGTCGTGGATGTGCATGGTGCTTCCGCTGTCGGTGTAGATCGTACCGCCGGCAAGCTGTGTCAGCTTTCCGCACAGGACACCGCCGTTCGCTGCGGAGATCGGCTCGTCTACGAACTCGACACACATCTCCTGCTCCATGTCCTTGTAGATGCGGAAGGCATCCTCTTCCAGCTCCACCTTGTCGGCGACCATGACCAGCTCCGGCATGGTCAGGTGGTCGGTGGTCTTCATGGAGATGCTGATGTCGGCGATCTTGCCGTAGATCTCCTTTTCCGCACCCTTGCGGGGCGTGTAGGTAAAGCCGTTCCAGTCGGGCGTGAAGTAGGCATCACGGTATTGCCCGATGCGCTTTCCCAGCCGGACACCCTTGTCCAGCAGGCGGAACTGCGCCCACAGATCCATGAGACCGTTGCTGCACGGTGTACCCGTCAGCCCGATGATGCGCTTCACGAACGGTCGCACCTTCCGCAGCGCACGGAAGCGCTTTGACTGATGGTTCTTGAAGCTGGACAGCTCGTCGATGACCACCATGTCGAAATCAAACGGCATCCCGCTGCTTTCGATGAGCCACTGGACGTTCTCACGGTTGATGATATACAGGTCAGCTTTCTGCCGGAGAGCCGCAAGGCGCTGGTCACGGCTGCC